ACTTGCGCAATTGCGAGAAGTCTATAATGTTACAATTGATTCTTATGCTAATGTGAATGCCTTTCCGGGATCTTATATTTTTGTAAACCCGCGCGGACTCGCCCCAAATCTGACATATATTGCCAACAATAAAAACTTTAGAGTAGAAGATCTGAGTAGTTATGGATTAGGAGGCTATTTTATGATTAAGCGTTCCACCCACAGCTTTGGTCCGGGAGATGCATCCACCCGTATCGATGCAATTTGGGTAAGCGAGATTCATAAAGTGATCGAAAAGGATGAAAAACCGGAACCTATCCCCGAAGAAGAAAGGCGAACTAAGTGTGGAGCGAACACAAAGGGAGAGTACATTTCTAGTCCCCCCGTCAAAGACACGGTCGACAAACCCGACCCCTAAAAGGAGAAAGCATGGCAGATTCTGATAAAAATATAGCCCCACTGAGAGCCGCGCCAATAGATGAGGACGCGTCCGTACCAAGCACGATTCCGGAATCATTCGGAGAACGCTACGTAACAAGCAATCGGCAGTCTGGTACCACCCGCGAAGTTTACAATAAGCGCCTATTTTACGATATTGATATACCACAAGGCCGCGAAGAGTTTACTAATTTGGTTAATTTTAATTTTGCAGAAAAACATCTATATGGGCGAGTTACGCGATTGTTCGTGCCCATGGTTCCGAGCGATGTGGGAGGAAAAATAATAAACATTCCTGGTACTGAAAATGATGGAAATTTTCGAGCGTTAGACTTTGTTTCTGAAAACTTTGTGGAGCTAAGTTATCAATTTAAAAAATGCCGCACAGCAGGACAAATTAGTAATGGTGATCCTTATTTGTCTGAATTGAAAGTATATAAAGCTTATGAAGATCCAAGTATGCTATATCGGCGCCATCGCCGGACTTATTATGAAAGCATTAAATCTATTTTTGAAGACGATGATGTTTATGTGATTAATTTCGAGCAATTTATAGTACGCCTATTTCCGTATTTAAAAGAAATTGCACGCAAACAACCTTTTACTTTTCCTGCTTTTGTAAAAAGCCACTATTCGTCCATTGCCACATCTGGACTGGCTATTGAAATAGCCGACATCAATCCTTCACATGATCGCGACAAGATAGCAAAATTTGCACATAGTCGCAATTGGGGGTTTTACCTGAACGCATGCCGCTCTTATGGGTTTATGGTCGACCAGTTTTATCCTTGGCGTATAGTAGCCGATATTGCCTCATCACCGATGCTTAGAAAGGCCACCCTTAAGGGCTTGCAGAGCACCGATCATATTTTAAATACTGCATACACGACTGCGCCCCGTCTTTATTATCCTACTTTTGTGCGCATGATGTTAAAGCTTTATAATCAAGTAAAGCGCGCCTATCATGAGCCGATTGTTTGTGAGAAAAGTAATAAAATTCGGATTTCATCCCATCGGCCGCGGGATTATACTGTTGACAGTTTGGTTGGAGAATTTGGAAGTTTATACTTTTTTAAATTATATTGTATGATTAGGTTTATGGAAGAAGAGAGCCAATACACAGATAACGAAAAACTCTTATTAATTGATGATTGTGTTGAACTGGCGCGCCAAAACGAAAAGTACGCCACTAGCGTATTTGAAAGAATTCTTAACAAAACGTTTGACTATAATGGCTCTTTGAGTTATATTAAGAAGAAGTTCGATAGAATTGATAACCTTCCTCCGGGCGCCGATGGCTAATAATGTATTTTCAAACGATTGACGACAAGCAAGAATGTATTGGCGTCTATAAAGATGGTGCACTCTTTTTTGATGAAAATCCTGGCGATTTAAAAAAGACCTGGAAATACTCAGGCACCTTGCATGATCCGGATATTGAATTCGCATGGCTTTATTGTAGTGGTGAGGATTTGGAAATCGCATGCCCAGAAGAACTCAAAGAGCAGTATGAATCCGCAGCTGCCAAATTACGTGCTTACAAGCGTTCATTTGAATTAGCGAAAGTGGATCTGAACGAACATTGTTTTTTTGATTTGGTGCCGCACGATTTTCTCGTTAAATTTTTAGACGTAAAAACCCAAATCACACAGCACGTTTTCGAAACGCGCGGACGTCCCGATAACTACGATCATCTCGCAGCTATTCATAAGTTGTTATATAAAATTAAGTATCAACCACTTAACGTCAGCGCAGAGGGGTGCCGAGAAGTTTTTCTTAAAAGTAGCTTGCGAGGAGAAGCTAAAAAATACCTTAAAAAGAAAAATTATATTGATTATAATTTGTTTGGTACCGTAACGGGACGCCTCACTACGCAGCCCCAATCCTTTCCTATTCTGACAATGCGTAAAGAGTTAAGATGTATGCTCAAGCCTCACAATGATTGGTTTCTATCGCTGGATTATAATGGGGCCGAGGTGCGTACGCTTTTGGCTTTGAGCGGACAGCCTCAACCAGAAATAGACATTCATACGTGGAATCTTCAAAATATTTTAAAGCGTGTAGATATCCCACGCGAGGAAGCAAAAACGATATTCTTTAGTTGGCTTTATAATCCGGACTCCAAGCTTATCAGCACGGAATATTATGATCGAGAAAAAGTGCTTGACACTTGGTATCGTGGTGGTTATATTTATACACCCTTTGATAGAAAAATCAAGGTTGATGACCGACGTGCCTTCAACTATCTTATTCAGAGTACTACATCCGATTTAGTGATGGAGCGAGCTTCAAAAATAGACGCCTTCTTGCGAGACCACAAATCCTTCATTTCTCATATTGTGCATGATGAAATTGTTATCGATTTGTGCAACGACGAAAGAGAAATAGTCCCAGAGATTAAGGAAATTTTTTCTAATAACCAACTTGGAAAGTACATAGTCAACTTAAACGCTGGGCAAAACTATCTGGATCTTAACGAGTTATCGCTATGATGTCAATTATTGGAATAGGTAATGGCGCTAGCGCTATTGCTAATAAGTTTAGTGAACATGCCGAATATAATATTTATTGTTTGAATGACAAGGTTAAGAAGAATGACTCCCGCAATCGGAAGCTTTCCAAGTTTGAGAAGCCAGAAGAATACGAAGAGAACATTCCCAATCTACAGAGGTTCTTTAAAGTTCTGGATGATCATGTACAAGTATTTATTGTCGGCTCATCATTTAGTTCCAACTACGCACTTGGCATTTTGGAGCAAATTCGACATAAAAAAATAGATGTGTTTTACATAAAGCCAGATTCCGATTTGCTGGCTGAAATCCCCCGTGCGCTAGATAAGATTACGTATGGTGTCTTGCAGGAATATGCGCGCTCGGGACTTTTACATAGTTTTACTATTATTTCTAATGCAGATGTGGAGAAGTCCATGGGAAATACGATTCCCATCAAGAATTTTTATGATTCTTTAAATAAGACCATTGCATCAGCCATCCACTTTATAAATTACTTCAACCACAATGAACCGGAAATCGGCAACATCAGCCGGCCTAAAGAAATCAATCGCATCCGTACAATTGGTTTTAGCACCGTGGAAAAACTTCAAGAAAAATGGTTCTTTGAGCTTGACAACCCACGCGAGATATGTTATTATTTATGTGTAAATGGTAAAAAAATGGAGAACGATGGTGGTTTACATAAACGCATTGTGGAGAACCTGAAAAGGAAAAAATCAAATGTTTATTTACGCCACTCATACGCTATCTATGAAACTTTTCATGAACAAGACTTTGGGCTTTGCGTTGCCCACACTAACGCAATACAACAAAATACTCTTGACAACTTAGAATAAGAGTGTTATATTACCCATCATAAAGGAGAAAACATTATGGGAATCGACATGGAGCTTATGCGCCGCAAGCTCGCAACTTTGCGCGGTGAAGGAGGGTATGATGGACCATCACATTGGTTCAAGCCCGACGAGGGAGATACGGATATCCGTATTGTTCCAACAGCGGATGGAGATCCGTTGAAGGAGATGTTCTTCCACTATAACGTGGGGGATCACAGAGGAGGCGTCCTTTGTCCGAAGCGAAACTTCGGAGAGCGCTGTTCAATTTGCGAATTCGCCTCACAATTGTGGCGCGAAGGGAGCGATAACAACGATGAGGAAACCAAGAAGCTGGCTAAGTCACTTTTTGTCCGCACGCGTTATTTCTCTCCCGTCGTTGTTCGCGGTCGTGAAGACGAAGGGGCCAAGATCTATGGTTATGGAAAGCAGGCGTATGAACTGCTTCTGGGCTATATCCTTGACCCCGAATATGGTGATGTTACCGACGTGCAGGAGGGCACGGATATCACTCTTACTTACACAAAGCCCAATAAGCCGGGCGCATACCCCCAAACAAGCTTGAAGATGCGTAGAAACACTTCGCCACTGCTGGAGGATACCGAAGCCATCCCCGCCCTCCTTGATGGCATCCCGGAGTTTGAAGGTCTTTTCGACCGACTCACACCGCAGCAAGTAGATGCGATCCTCGACGAACAGCTGGCTGGCAACGCAAGTGCCGAAAGTCGTTCGTCTGAGGTTTCAGTGTACGGCACCAACGAGACGAACAAGGTCGACCGTGCATTCGATGAATTAATGTCAAGTTAGTTCTCGGGCTTGTGGGAAGAACCGATGGCAGAGCGGTTTAAAGGAATACTCTGCCGCACTTTTAATAACTATATCCAAAGTGGTCAAGGATCATAAAAAGACCACATTCTCCCTATGGAGATGTTAAGATGCTTCGCCTATTGATAGGCAGATGAAGCTAGATGCAAATTATAAACAAAAAAGGAGAAATAAAATGCATACTTTAGAACTATACACCGAAAACGATGAAGACATTCCAGTTTCGGTAGTAACTGTCCAGCTGGGACGCAATCGAAAGGAAAATCGAGACACCAAGAAGAAAATGGGTATTCCCATGAAGGCGCGCTTTGGTCATGCGTATATCCGCGTCTCACCAGAAAGCGAGTTGTTTGCGATTCCAAATGGCACGAACCCTCGCGCCCTTAATTCGGAGTCGCCTAAAGTTAAGGCTATTCGAAAAACCTTAGAGGAAATGCCGGGCTTTGCTGTATATAACGGCGGAGTTTGTGTTGTAATTGACGACGGGTCGTTCAGTTATGATCCTGAGACCAACACTATATCATTTTCTTGCACGGAGGAAGGTTCTGGCCATTACGATGGGCAGCATACAATCGAGGGAATTGCACAAGGTGCCCCCAACGCTACTGATCAGCAAGTGTCTATCCACTTTGTTGAGAATAGGTTCTTTGAGGACAACGGCCAAATTCGCACGGCTGCTGAAACATGGAACA